GAGGTTACGACAAGGTTAATAGAGGTTCCTGAAAGGTTACGACAAGGTTAATAGAGGTTCCTGAAAGGTTAATAGAGGTTCCTGAAAGGTTAATAGAGGTTCCTGTAATACACTCACGACAAGTATCCTTTAAGAACCTGAATTACTTAAAGGATAGCGTAACGCTGCTTAAAGGTTATATAAATTAGCGTACGTTTGCATCATATAGTTCAGGGTTTTCGTAGATATTTCCAATTACTTCGCACCACTTTTCAGGGTATGAAGGTATCGACCAACCAGAAAAGGTGAAACTAGCCCTATCTTCACGGTACTGTACTACATTTATAGATTCAAAATTTCCTCGTTTATCTTTAATGATGTCCCCTTCGTAGATGTCTAAACCATTCTTATCCTGTAAGCCAATGTACTGACACCATACAACATCATTTTCATCTTGGTCTTCCTCTACTACCCATACAGTTCCTTGATAGTTGTCAGGGGTTTCTTGAATGTGCATTGTTAGTAAGTTGGCAACAGTTAAAAGGAAAGCTCTGTTTCCATTCTTTAAACCTGCATATACCCATTCTTTACTTTGCACATCCCATATTCTAAACTTGTGTTCTTTCATGTTCTCTCCTGAGGTTTGGTGGGCAGGGTAGGACTTGAACCTACATATTGACGCTTATGAGGCGTTGTCATTACCGTTATGATACTTGCCCTAATCATTCTTTTTTAGTAAAAACTACCGTAAGTTAATTAGCTACCTTGAATAATGCACACAAAGCTTCAAACTCTCCATGAGTAAGCTGAAAGGTTTGTTCAAGTCTCGAAGAGGAAATGAAAACATCATATCCTTCCCCACTAGCCCATTCAGTTATTTCAATATAATCATGTTTGCCATCAGCAAACATGCAAGTTTCTAAACCTGTTTTGAAAGCTTTTCTGTCATACTTTTCTACTATCATTTATTCTCCTCTTTCATTGTGGCTCGGGGTAGTTAGCTGACCCACCCCTAAGACGTAAAGCCATAAGCCTCACTCAGGGAGACATCCTAGCCCCCAACTATAAATCATGTATAGTTTCATGGTTGATTTCTCATAACCAACAAAGGAGCAAGAGCTACTTGCTAGTTATTATTATAAAGAAAAGTCCCTTAGAAGTTTCTTAAAAAGCAAGTTTTGGCACAATTTTGCACGCTTTCTATTGTATTTCTTTTTACTAGGCACTACTTTTGTATTCAAGTTTAATTCTTTCTGGTAGCTTTTAATTATATCTAAGTTTCTTTTCATACTAATTGTATTTCTTTTATATCATTTAATTCTACTAAACATATTCCTAAACAATACTTCATACCATCATCATGGTATATACAACAAGTAGGAAACCATTCAGTATCCTCATAGAAACTTGTAGGTGCGAAACAGTACCTTGGGTAGAACTTATTAACCTTATAAAATTCTTCAATTTTTTCTTGAAACTTACTTTGAATTTTATTAGATTTCATAAACCTTTCGCACTTCTCTTTTTTATATAATTTATATGTCCATAAATTAGAACTAAGAAGAAGCATGATAATTAATACTATTGCTAAAAGGCCCATGAAAGTATCCATAATATTTCCTTTAGACAGTTAGTGTCATTAATTTTTTAGAATGAGACTCAAAAGGATAACCTACAGGGTTAGTCAGTAAACTCACCTTCCCTACAATATATTTCCCAACATCGTGTACATGCCCAAATACCCATACTTTTAGTTTGGTATCTTCTAAAAGTTGTTGTTCATAATCAAACCCAAAATAACTATTAGCTCTACTACCTTTGAACTTAGAATTTGTGTGCTTATCGGAGATAGTGGGTCTTACATGTGAAACCATAATATCTACCTTATTTTGTAGACTTATTATTTTACTTATCTCTTCCTGAAAGGTTTCGTAGAAGTTAGTGGTAGCTCCAAAATGAAAATCGTTGAGAGTATTTCTCCATCTCTCTAACCCATCCTTTTCATCTATATCTATACTTCCATGTTTTCCATCGTACCAGCCATCCGCACCCCCAATGGTGATACCACCAACTTCATAGGAATCTCCATCAAGTACTTTAATTCCTATATCGGTATAAAGCTTCCTAGTAGCAATTGCCTTCTCTTTACCTGTTCTAAATTTTTCTGAATATTTATTTCTGAAAATATACCTATCATGATTTCCCAAAACTACAAAAACCTCATCATAACCCACGACATCTTTAAGGTATTTTAAAAATTCAATATTTCCATTAATACTATGTCCAATATCTCCTGCTATTATTAGATATTTACTTTTCTTATTGGCAAAGTAGTCTTGAATGAAGGGGGAATTAGTCCCTTCCCTAAAGTCTAAATGCAAATCACTAGTGTAATCAAATTGAACCATCTTTCCTAGACTCCTTTATTATTTCTGGTAAAGTATCAGCACACGCTTTATCTACCCTTAACCAATTGTCAGCCATCCTTGGTAAAAATAAACTATATGTATCATCCTTAGCAATTATCAGCTCATTAAAGAGCACTTCAATTTTTTGATAAGATAACCTTTCTATATTATCGGTTATATAGTCTCTAATTTCATCCGTCTTAGGATTTACATTAACCCTAAGCAAACCATCGGAACTCTTGCAACTTACAGCCCCTACCTTGCCCTCATTCTTTCCAGTTCCCTCTGTAAACCCTTCTATTTCTAGTGTGCAAGAACAAATAGCCTTTAGCTTTCTCCAGTTCTTGCTCCGCTTCCATTCATACATTGTGTTTGTTTTAATAATAACACCCTCTCCTCCTGCATCTCTAATTTCTTTGTAGAACTTAAAAATATCTTCCTCGAAACTGGCAAATTTCTGGGCAGGTTCTTTGAAGGGACTTCCTAACATGGAAACAACTGCTTGTACTTCAACAGCTCTTTCAAATGCAAGAAGGGTAGTTGTCCTTGACACCCATTCTTCTAGGGTCATTATATCAAAAACAAAATATTCAAGCTGGTTATCAATTTCTGCTTTATACCCCGTTTTGATAAGTGAGTTTATCTTTCCAGAAGTATCTTGTCTTAACTCACCAGCCATTAAAAGCTCACCATCAAGAACAATATTGTCATTAGGGAATTGTATTAAAATATTAGCAAGTCTCTTGATAGGAATTTCTCTTCCCTGTCTTGTAAACGCAGTTATCTTACCATCTTTCTTTATAATAATACAACGGACACCATCAAGTTTCTCTTGTACAAGACAAGGGAACGAGAAGTCACCATCAGAACTTGCCAACATACAATCAAAAGTAGGAATCAAATTAGGAATTACTTTGTTGATAGATTTAGCAGCTATTCCTATAGAAAGGCTTTTAGTTAGAATTGCTGAGTACACTTCTTGGGTTTGTGTATCCAAAGATTGTAAGAATAAGGTAGCCTCTTCTAAAGAAGCCGCATTAATACTATTTTGTGATAGTTTATTTGTGAGAGTAATAAATTCGTCAAACTTATGGTCTTGATTTCCCTCAAATGTTTTTAGTTTTTTAGGAAACTCTGTTATACCAAAAGTGATAAATGGATTAAAAGCCAATTGTAGTAAAGTAAGGAGGGCCTTATCGTCAGCATTCTTCGTCAAAATGCCTTCCTTATTATGAGTCCCCTGTGTATTTTTTATTTGTTTAATTATTTGAATTGCCTGTAACATACTTTCTCCTTAAATTTAATTAAAGTATGTTACAGTATATTAGCTTAAGATTTGCTTGAAACTCCAGCTATAATAAAACCAAAAATTAAACTGAAAACCCCTGAAGCAACCATAGTTATAAAAACTTTAAATGCAATCCAAGCGGAAATAGCAAAACCCATCTCTAAAACACCAACGTGGTACAATAGTACACCAATCCCTGTAATAAAACCAAAGGCTGCTAAAGCCCAACCTACTAAAATCATTAGACCACCAATAATAACCATAAAATCTTTTTTCACACACTCTCCTTTAATTGGTTAACAGGAATACCTGCTTCTCTTAAATACATAATACCACTTGTATCTTTATATTCATCCTTATAAATAACCTCTGCTATACCTGAAATCTCTATTAGCTTTGCACATTGAATACATGGGGAAGTAGTAATAAACATTTTACACCCTTTTGTTGATATTCCATTCTTTGCTGCATTACCGATTAAGTTTGCCTCTGCATGGTGTACAATACTTAAAGTTTCCCCAGTCTTATCATCTTCGCATATATTTCTTCTGCCGGGAGATGTACCATTATACCCAGATAGTAACATTCTATTATCTGGACTAACCAGAAGAGCTCCTACCTTTCTTCTAAAGCAATATGAAAGCTTTGATACAACATTAGCACATTCCATATGTGCTTTATCAAATTTAGAAAACTCAGGCATTATAATAACCCAATAGTTCTGCAATTTTTAGTACTTGGTATTTGTCTCCGTGTATATCAAGTTCTGACCCAGAATATTTACCAAAGTAAACAACTGCACCCAACTTAATAGGACCAGTGTAATCCTCTGGTAGGGCTATAACAGTACCCACTGAGGGTAATTCCTTATCCCCACCTACCGATAGGATAATACCAGACTCCCTTTTAACCTCTGTAAGTGGTATTATTAACAAATTTCCCGAATTGGGAATAAATTTTACTCTCATTTATACTCCTCTATTAATTTTTGTTTTGCTTCTGCTAATAATCTTATTTCTCTCTGTGCATGATGGTCTAATCTAAGATTAAAGAAATTTTTAAGTCCTTTAGGGTTCCAGCCACTCCATACAAGGGTGTACATGGCCTGTGGAAGACATCTTCTAGCATCTTGGGCCTTTATTCCTTTATCTATAGACGCTTCATAGAAACCTTTTGCTATTTCTAGTAGCTGAGAGTAGTCTATTTCCCTCATTTTTCTATCCCCGGGGAATAAATACTGAGTTTTAATAGAGGACATATTATCAGAAACGTAAAACTCAAAATCTAACTTAGAGCCTGATACATATCTTCTACTTAGCTCTTGCCAAGAAGCGTTTCTGTGTCTAATGTACTGAGCCCTAGTATTTGTATCAATATAGGAAAGAAACACCTTAAAATAGTCTTTTCCAACCTGTTGACATAGAGTATCATCATACCAAAGCCTAAAATCCTCTACATTTACTCCCACTCCCATTAAAAAATCGTAATCTGCACATAAAGCCCGGTAATTTGTTACCCAAACACCGTTAACTGCCTCCCCATATGTAATAATATGAGGTATTTTTAGGCCCATATTGCGGTCATACCTATCTAAAATAAAGTTAAGCTGAGGGGTTGATAGATAAACTGGAATAAACTCAAAGGAACTGCTAGGTAACCCCAATGATTCTTGTGCTAATCTATTAAATAGAGTATCCTTCCCAATTGCATTAGGGTTAGCGTAGCAAGTGGAAGCTACTAGAGTAACTGCTTCTATTCTAGCCTCAAGACATGAGTTTGCCATTGAAAAATCGTATAGTGATACTTCTCCCTCGCCTAGAGCAAATAAATCTTCTTTAGTTCCGCAGTATTTTACATATTTTAAGTCTTTTTTCTTTATTTCAGAAATATATTGCATATTTTACCTCACTTTTCTATATTTATAGGGGTTATTCTAGCTAGTTTAAGGTCTTTATATCTTCTAAAAAATGATAAAATACCATTTTCATTTAACCAAGCTTTACCTAAACTTAAATTTTCAGGGGAATTGGAGAATACTAACAAACACTCATAAGGTTCTTTTAGTTCCTTAGTAGCAACCTTTCCACACTCGCAAGGGGAGTTTATAGCAAGTGTTAAGCACTCCCCACATAAAACACACAAATGAGAAGTCATTAAGCTGCCTCATCATCTCCGCCATCTAAATCTTCATCGTCAGGGGGCGTATCAGTGGATGCTTTTTCTTTTCTAGGTTCTTTTGGGGGAGCATAAATTGCCTCTAACGCTTTATTTACTGTAAACTTATCAAGAAATTTCATAAAATCAACATCCGCTTTATCAAGTTTCTTAATTAAGTCATTTAGGCTCATGGACTCTGAGGACAAGGCATCCGCCTGTAGTCCACTTCTTACTTTTCTAAGAGCAGAAATTAAAGTACCGTGGTAAGTAATATTTCTTTTTGCATCTTCCCCTGTTTTTCCATTAGTTCCTAATTTAAAAACTTGGTAATTAAGTGAATCTACTTTCTCGACTGCATATTTTCCATAAATTAACATTTTATCTCCTTTTGGTTTTGTATCAATATTGTACTCTACCAAAGCTTAGATATTTCTTAACTAAAAGAGTTTATACTTACCTAATAAGCTATATAACTGTTCATTTCTAATAGAATCTAGGAGGCTAATACCATCTGAAGTCTTCATATACTCTTCTTCATCCATTACCGGCATAAATTTTTGATGAAATTCTGTTATTGTTCTAACAAATTTTTGTCTGTACTCCCCAAAAGAGGGGGTATTTTCCTTATATATGTAGGCATCTACCCATTTACCCTCTTCTTGGATTTTACACCAATCTACAATTTTATAATATTTCTTATTATTATAATGTTGGTATACTTTTTGCATATCATCCACACTTAGAACTACCACAGCTAGTACACATCATACACCCCTCTGAGAAAATCATGGTACCCCCACACTCAGAACAGCTACTACCTTCAACTTTTTCTCCGTCTTTTATATAAGAGCTTAAAAGTTTCTTAAGTTGAAATAAAAATGAGCCAATACCTGGGTCAATTTTATCAAGCTCACTAACAATATTCTTAATATGCACACCGTGACGTAATAAAAGACTAATAACTCTAGTAAGTTTTGAGGTATTAGGCTCTGAGTGACATTTTTCTACAGTTTTACTAATGTGCTCTTCTAAAATTCCCTTTTGTTTAGCTAAACTTAATAGGCCATCTAGTGCTATATTTGTAGATATGGACTTCTCTTTATGGTTGGTCTGACAGAAGAGTGCAAATGGAATATTTGTTCCCTCATGGTGTACTACAGTTAAATACCACTTCTTACCCTCTGCTTTAAGGGTTTTCATTCTTGCAGGGGCATCACTAGGAAGTTTTACATCCGTTGCTTTAATAACCTCGGGCACTTCTTCTATATTAAGGGGCTTTTTAAGCCCCACCCCTACAATTTTTTTAGTAATTTCAATTGTCTTAAAGTTTTCCATAGTAACCTTCCTTAATAGCGTCATATAAATTATTTGCTTTACTAGTCTCTCCATTATATGTAATTGAGTCAGCACCATTTACAACAATTTCCTCACCACCCTCTAAATAAAAGATATAATCTGTATTTTGAAGGTCTTCATCCCTTACCAAAACTCCCTGAAGTGTTTCTGGATTAAATCTAAAAGTTGTACATCCTTTTAATCCACACGCATAAGCATATAAATAAATATCCCCAAAATCTTCAAACTTAGTAGCGGTAGGTACATTAATAGTCTTGGAAATAGAACTATCACACCATTTTTGAACTGCAGCTTGAATATCAATATGCTCTCTAACTGTTACTGTATCAGATGTACTAAAGTTTTCTGGCACTTCATCATTACAAAATAGATGCTTATATAAGAGCATCTCATAGGAATAAACTGTTACGGCTTCCTTACTATTTTTACCTTCCTGAATTACATTTCTAGTATACTTATGACTAAATGATGGCTCAATTCCATTAGATACATTATTATTTACACTTAGTGAGATTGTTCCTGTGGGGGCAATGCTTGTAGCATGTGTATATCTACAACCATACTCTATTGCTTCCATTAATAAATCTGGTCTCTCTTCCCAAATTTGTTTTAGAAACTTACTTTCTGCCCACAGCTTTCTATTAGTCGTATCTTGTAAAATAGGAGCAGCTCCTTTTTCTTTTGCTAAATCAATACCAGCAGCATACCCCTCAATAGCCATTACCTTCTGTACTTCTTCTGCAAAATGAATTGATTGGTGTCCACCATACCTCATCCCTAGCATAGATAGTGCACTTCCTAGGCCCGTAAAACCCATACCATGTCTTCGTTTGTATTTTAATTCTTCTTCTTGCTCTGGTAAAGGTAATGCACTTAGCTCAACAACATTATCTAACATTCTTGAAAATATTTTGATTAACTTTCTATATTCTAACCAATCAAATGAAGCCTCTGGTGTAAATGGGTTTTTTACTAAAAAGGCTAAGTTAATACTCCCCAATAAACAAGCACCATTTGGTGGCAGCGGTTGCTCTCCGCAAGGATTTGTGGCTCTAATAACCTCGCAGAAGTAATTATTATTATATTCATTAATCTTATCAATTAATAAAAATCCCGGCTCAGCAAAATCATAGGTTGACCTCATAATAGTCTCCCACAAGTCAGCAGCCGCAACTGTTTCGTACACTCTACATAAAATATGAGTTTTTGACTCATTAAGAGTATATTTCATTTCTTCACAGTAGTCTAACTCCCAAAATAGTTTCTTCCATACTGTTCTAGTATCTGATGTTAATAAATTTAATTCTATTTCTTTATGAAGCACCGGAAAAATTAAATCCCATGGTTGTTCATTGTTTACTGCATACATAAATTCATCATCAATAAGTAAAGATAGGTTAAAGTTACGAAGTTTACCATTTTCTCTTTTTGCTTGAATAAATTTATAAACATCAGGATGCCAAACAGCAAAGGTACCCATCTGAGCTCCTCGTCTTCCCCCTGCACTTGATACAGTAAAACAAGTACTATCAAATATATCCATAAATGATAGTGGTCCTGAGGTACTTGCACCTGCCCCTGCTACAAAACTACCACTAGGGCGAAGAGTACTAAATTCATAACCAATACCGCAGCCAGCCTTAAGAGTTAATCCAGCTTTTAGGTTGCTCCCTAAAATTCCTTCCATACTATCTTTAACAGTTTCTGATAATGTACAATTAATCAAACTAGTAGCTGGTTTATACTTCCCAGCACCTGCGTTTGATAAAATTCTCCCTGCCGGTGTTGCTCCAGAGTTTAAAGCATAATAAAATAGCTTTATATAGTCAGAGGGATTTTCCTCAACAGAGGCCAATGCAGTAGCTACCCTCATGTAAATATCATCAAGAGATTTATCAATTGGATTTGATTGAGCATCTTTTAATTGGTATTTTTTATTTGTAATTTCAACCGAGGTTGGTTGTAATGGTATTCTTTCCACTATTTTTCCTTTTTAATAAATTATTTTATACGGAAAACCGTATAAAAGTCTACTTTCTTTAATCTCTCCAACAAAGTCTAAGGCTTCTTCTAGTGATATAAAATAATTTTCAATTACTATTAGTAGTTTCTTATCCCCAGACAAGATATGTATTTCTTTTACAACTTTGGTTGTTTCTAACATAACGAACTCTATAAAATTTTTTTCATTTCCTATTTGTGATACAAGGTAAGCCTCTTTCTCTTCTAAGGTCATGCTTTTCTCCCTAACCCAAGCTTTTTTCTTTCTTCTCTTTTTTTAATATACTCATTCATACTTGATACTTTTAAATCATTGAATAGTATATTAGAAGAATATTCTTGATATGTTTGGAGATACAGTATATTATATACTGCTTTAGGAGTAATGGAGAATCTATTAGCTAAAGAAGCCTGGGATTCTCCATTATTAAAGTAGCCAAGAAAAAGAAGTCTAATTTCATCTTCTGTTAGACTTCTTTTCATAATTATTCTCTCTCTTCTCTATAAGATTCAAGTAGAGAGGATAGAGCATCCTCTGGGCCTACAAAATCTTTAGGTTTTACTATCTTACCGGCCTCATTTTTGATAGTACCTTTACGCTCATTAGCCTCAATTACCAGCTTCATACCGTGGGCTAAAACTTCAGGAATTTTTTGTTGGTCTATACCAAGCTCTTTTACCATATATTTACTTACTACAATAAATAAATCTATGAAGTGACCACAATATTTATCCATAAATAACATTGTATCTTCACTATCATCAGGATTTTGTAACCATTTTGCAATTGTACCACCGAGCACAAAGCCATAATCAAGTAGTCCATCAACCCTATCAACCAGTTTCTCTGCATTCAATGTTTCATAATATTCTTCATTGAGCATAGTCATTTCTAAAGTTTCACTAAAGGAAAGTTCATTTCTAATGAAATTCCATTGTCTAATCTCTGGGAAGAATGGCATCACCAATCCATCCACCAACTGATTTTTCATTAACACGTCTAAAAGCATTTTTTCTCCTTTTCTCTTAAAGTTTACATAAGTATACAATAATTAAGAAAAGGAGTCAATACTAAATGCTAATCCTTACTAAATTTTCAAAAGAAGTTGAATCATATAATTCTCGTTGTAACCAAATAATCATAGGTATTTCTTTAATAAAGCTCTGAGTACTCTTCCTATTCCTTCTAAGTTTTAAATTAGAGCGAATCTTTCTTGCTGTAACAGCTCCTGATAGGCCTAGGACGTCCGCTATTGCCTCATCGGTTAGATAGAGGTAGTTTTCCCTTAGAAAGTCTTTTTCGTGCTCTGAGAGGGCCTCACGCCTTACTGTCTTGGTTGTTTGAACTTCCATCCGATTAGTTTTCCCTTATTAAGAATTTTTATAAGCTCATTAAATCCTTTTTCGGGAGTATGAGAGAAAAATTTAAGCTCTTCTTTAAGTAAATCCTCATATTTATCTGTAGGAATAACAGCATCTCTTAATTTAACCCCAGCAGGGACAAATTTAATTAAATAATTTATTTCCTTTTCTAAGTCGTAATAAGAAAAAGCAGTTAAAAATCTTTTTTTATAAGTTAAGGCAAATTGCTTTAATAAAAAATCAGGAACAATATAGGTTTTCTGTATTTTACCTAGTTCTTGATAGAAAGGTTTAGCCTCAATAATAAAAGAACTATTTAGAATGACAGGTGTCAATATTTTCTTTTCTTTTTCTGTTAAATCTAATTCCTCTAATTTATCTTTTAGTGGATTAATACTATACCAATCTTCAAAATTCATTTAATCTCCTAGTAAATATGATTTTTATATATTATCTACTTCTTACTCTTTATAATTTGAATAGATAAATCTTTTTGTATATGCCATGTATATACAATATATCTTAAAGTAGATAAAGCTAAGTCAAAGTGTTTATGTCGTTTAGTTCTCTGAACCTCTTTAGTCTTAGGGTTTTTCCAAGACATATTTTTTATCTCACTTATAAGCTCTTTGCAATTTTCCATAATAAACAATTTTTTATGATAAAACATTGCATTTATAGTATCAATTCCCTCATCAATCTTATTTATGGCTGGTCCTGTATAATATGAGTAGGAAGTAGCCATATCATGTATTAATTGAGCAGCAGAAGGGTCTGTATATCTATTAGGAGTTCCCTTAAAATATATCTTTTCATTATCTTTAAAGGATGCTACATGCTGTTCAAGTGCTAGTTGTTCAGCTTTATATTCTCCTATGATTGTCACGATTCCAGTAAGTTTTTCAACAACTCCCAGTAACTGACCAGTGTTATCTGCAAAACCGAAGTCAATACCTACTAATTCTGCTCCAACATTATTTAAAACAGTAGGTAGGGCAGATATTGGTTTTACATTTTCTACAGGGTCAAAGGAATAATATACCAAAGCATCCCTCAAGGATTGCCAAATACCCTTATATTCCATATCAAAAGTCTTTTTAGGTAGGGTAGCCTCTTTTTTAGCTAAGTATTCTTTAGATATATATGGGTTAGCCGATGTTGGGTAATTAAAGGAAATATACCCATGTAATCCATCTATTCCCCTCTCAAAAGGAATATAAAAGTCGTTATCAAAATCTCTAGAAGTTCCAATAAACATCGTTTTAGAATACATAAAACCATCAACCTGTAAACCATAATCTGATTGAGCTGGTCCAATTTTATTTTCCCAAATATCCATAATTCCCGGAATATCTTGAGACTCATCAAAGATTACTAAAGAGTACTTAAACCCTAGAACATTAGAAATAGATTTAGGGGTGGCACAAATGATAGTTTGTCCGTACTCTAATGTAAAGGTTAATAGCTTTATATCCTTAGATTTAATTTTTAATCCCTGTTTTATGATTGATAATTCTACTTTATCATAAATAGCCTTAGCGTTAGCAAAGGTTGGTGTAATAAGTAGTACTCGAGATTGTGGAATTAGTAATTCTGTAGATGCGATAACAGACATTATTTCAGATTTTCCAAATCGTCTGCCACAAACTAAAGTTATTACATCAAAAGCCCTTTTAGATACTGTATCCAATACTTCTTGTTGAGCAGGGTGTGGATTAAATTTAAATGCCTTGGATGCAGCACTATAATCAATCTTATCTGCTACAGATTGATATATTTTTACATCTGGGCTTACTTCATTAGTAATAGTGTTACTCACCATGTTCTCCTATGTGTCTTAGTCTGTGACAGTTTGGGCATAAAGGTATACACTTATCGGCCTCATTAATAATTTTCAGTAAATTAGTAGTCTTCCCTAATAAACTACTAACATGCACTTCTTTTTTTAGAGGGTCAACATGATGCCATTCTATTATATGATACCTATCATATTCTAGACACCTCTTACAATCATGACATAAAATAATATCAATATTATAATATTTCTTTAATCTTATAATATTACTAGATAACCTTTTATATGAGGGGGATTCAGTATTTAATTTATTAAAGTTAACCTTATGTGTAATATTATGACAAGTACAACATAATAAATCGCACTTATCTATTTCATCTTTTAATAATATAAAGGAGGAACCTCCTATTCTATTAGTTATATTAAATGATTTTGTAGTTGGGTCTTTGTGGTGAAAATCAAAAAATGATAAAGAATCATGGGTTATACCACATGAAGCACATTGCAATCCTCCAAGGTATTCAGATATAAGCCTTTCATTTTCCTTCTTTTTATTATATTTACAACGCTTGTGGGTTAATTTGCCCTTTTCGGAGTTTACATATTTAGCGTTTGTAATTTTGAACTTTTCACTACTAGTATACTTTTTTAAAGACTCTTTTCTATTAATCATTATTGTTTCACTATCTGTTGTAATAAAGTAATATAGGTATCTTCATTAGTACCTAAAGTTTTCTTTTCCCTCTCTTTAAGCATAGAGTCCTGAATTAATAATAAATCTACAATGTCCTTTTTAGTAGCACCCTTAAGGTCATCTCCAAGTTCTTCTAACTTAGCTTGAATTATCTTATCAAGCATTTCAAGTCTATATTCTTTAGACATATCATACTGAGCATTAATTAACTCTTTTAAAAACTCTCTTACATGTTCCTTAGCGAGAACTCTCTTAACCTCATTTAGGCTTATACCAAGATATGTTGCAATTGATATATTTGTTTTTCTATCTGCCCTCATCTCACATATAGCTCTCTCTATTAAGGTCATGGGCTTTTGAGAGGCCACGCCTTCTGTGAACACTAATTCTGTTGTAAGCTTTTGTTCAACATCTGGGGTTAATCCTACTTCTGGAATAGTTGGTAAATTATCACTCATTTAATTCCTCGTTAATTTATTTGGATATTGTGTAAGTATTTCATCATAAACATATGTAAATAATTCTGTTATCTCTGATGGGAAGAGGAAAGGATGGGAAAGTTTAGCAGAAGAACATATAGGACATCTTAACAACTCAGAATATTCTTTCATGTTTGTTATAAACTCTTTACCACATGTACATTCAAACGTAAAATCTAAATTATCTATTAAAACAACTTTATGAACTGGAGATTTATATAAATTAACTTTCATCACTTTCCTCTCTTCTTTAATCTCTATTTAATAATCGTCATAATTAGAAAAGGTGTTCTTAAGTAGCCTAAAAGAAACCCAAAAGAGGGAATACAATAATAGGAAACCGGACACCCCTTTTTTAAGCTTACTTTAAGGTTACTTATAGGTTTTCTGATAATAAAACGATAATTTTCTTTTTAAAAACGATTATTAAACAGTAAAGTCCTTATTGGAGATAAAATGGGAATATTAAGTTATTTTAAAAGTAAGTCACCGGATAGAGGTAGTTCATTTTTCTTGACTACTAAGGCCTCTAAGAATAATAAAGAGGCAATGACCTCATATACTGATGGTAATGGAAGATTAGCAAAAAGTACTGAAGAAAATACCCTACATACAAGTGAATTAATCTTTAGTTGTGTAGATTATATTTCAAAGGCTGCTTCTCAGGCTGTACCAAAGGTTGGAAAGCTTGATAAAACAGGAAAGCTTGTACCTATGCCTAGTACTGATAAATTAGCACAGTGGGCACAAAACCCAAACCCTCATTTTACTTGGGGAGAAATGATAGAATTACAAATACAAGCATTACTCTTATCAGGCACGGCATTCATGACATTTGAAATGAATAAAGGTAGATACGAATCTTGGTTCTTAGGGGCCCCCTCTGCTGTAAAAATTGTCCCGGATGCTACTAAATATATTAGTGGTTTTATCTGGAATGATAAAACAGCATATAAAGCTGATGAAGTATGTGTAGTAAGAAATCCTACCTTAAATAACCTATACTATGGAGTTCCTGCTGTAAGGCCATTGCTTGATACTTTATTACTAGAGAGTTATGCAATTGATGATTTAAAGAGCTTCTATGAAAACTCCAGTTTACTAACTGGATTATTGGAGTCTGAATATGCACTATCCCCAGAGCAAACTACAGCAATACAAGAACAATTTCAAATGTTATATGGCAAAGACGGAACTAAGAGGGGTGGTACAGCAGTATTACCAAGTGGTCTAAAATATAATCCTATTCAGTCTACTCCACAAGATGCTAAGATATTAGATTCATTGAATATTAGTGATAAGAGAGTTCTTAGGGTATTTAAAATAAATGCATTAGCGCTAGGGGGAGAGAACACCTCTACCTCTAAGCCTCAAGACTTAATGAAAGCAGTATTTAATACAGCAGTCCGGCCTTACCTATATAAAATAGAAGATAACATCTCATTATTTTTACAAAACAAATTTAAAGATGCAACTTTAAGATTTTCCTTTGACCTAGATAGAGTAGTAGAATTAGAAACAAGCCTCGATGTAAAATCTGGAGCTGCAAAAGATAGCTATTCTACCGGATTATCAACACTTAATGAGGCAAGGGATATGATTGGTCTTCCACGAATAGAGGCAGATAATGCCGATAAAAATATCTTGGCAGCTTACTTATTTGGTACGGGCGCTCAATATGTACAAGATGGTACCCCTGTTGGTATTCAACCGGCCGCAACTGCTCCTGTTTCGGGAGGGGCTGGTAGTACGTCTGCTACCGGGGGTAACCCAGACATGCCTACTGCGGGTGTATAAGTCATGAAGTTATGCAATCAACGATAATATTTTAGATAGTCTTAAATAAAAAGTAAGAGGAAGTGTTTAATGGATAAGTTAGTTTTGATAGTAAAAGAGTTTGAAATGCAAAACAAAGAGCTAGGGGCTCCAATAGATGAGAATGTTTTGTATATTAAAGGGTATGCAAATAGATACCTTGATAACTCTGGACAATTAGTGATTGACAGGAGTGGTGACTCGGTATTACCTTATGGGTATAACTTAGAAAACTTCATGAAGAACCCTATATTATTATCTTATCACGACAAACAAGAGCCTGTTGGTAAAATTATAGATATAAAAATTTCTACGGATGGTTTAGAAATAACTGCAGAAGTGCACAAACTTTTAAATCCAAAAGTATTCTATGCAGTACAAAATAAAATATTAAAGACTTTTTCAATTGGTTTTAAACCCCTTGATGCACAGTATGACTCACACATTGATGTTTATTACTATAAGGCAGTAGAATTATTGGAGGTGTCAATTGTTTCTGTTCCAGATAACCAAGATGCTATCTTTACGGTTCTTACTCAGTCGCCTTGTGCAAATGGTACTTGTATGCTTGCTTCCAAGGCAACAAATGAACACACCTTCAAATGCTCCTCAAAAATCAGAAATAAAGAAATATCTGAAAGCAAATGGAGTGAAGTGGATAAGTCAATTGCGGCACAAGAAATTTTAGATATTAACTTACCTGAAGTTATTAAAGAGGCCTTCTTAGTTGTAGGGGATTTAGAAAAGAAATCTTCTTGGAAATTTCCTCATCATGAAATTAAAGAAGGAAAATTATTGGTTAGTAAAGAAGGCGTATACTCTGCTTTTGCGGCTTTAAAATCTACTATGGAAGATACTAAGTTTTCTAATGAGGAAAAGTTAGAGGCATCTGAACACTTATTAAAACACTATAAAGAAATGGAAGAAACTAAAATCATTGAGGGAGTCCCTGAAGATTTATTATCCATGATTACATCTTTAAAAGATACTATTAGTAAAGAAGCAGAAAACGAAAATAACAACGATAATAAGAACGAACACGATAATGAAGAAGGTAAGAGTGGAGATGGCTCAACCCCAAACACCCAAAACGCTGAGGGCTCAACCCAAACTGCTGAGGGAGATGGTAAAGAACCTGACACAATAACTTTTGAACAGGTATTATCATTTATAACGGCAACTGAGGCTTCTGATAGCAGCGTTTCTCAGCTTCTACGCCTACATCAGGTAGTAGAACAAAGAGTCAACACAATCTTAAACTAAAATAGGAGTTATAATGGGAATTGAAGCCATTGACAAAATGAATAAGGAACTCGAAGTCCTTAAGGGTACTATTGAAGCACAAAAAACTGCTTCTGAAAAACAACTTGAAGAGCTACAAAAAGACATCGAAGCTAAGCTTACTGACCGTAAGACATCTTTTGAGGACAAGTCTGTAGATGATAAAGAAGTTGCTAAAGCAAAAAGTGTTGGTGCAAACCTTTACTTGAAATCAGTATTGACAGGTAGAAATGCTTCTTCTTTCGCTGAGTTTAAAGAAATGGCTGCTACTATTGAAAAAGCAATTAAGCCTGCTGATATTTCTAGTTGGTTAGCTGAAGAGTTTAGTGGTCAAATGTTGACAAAACTTGAAGCAGAATTGATGGTTGAGCCTTTGTTTACAAAGCTTACAATGCCTGCAAATCGTAATCAATTTAGTATCCCTGGCCGTTCAACAGATGCAGTTGCTTACTTAATCGCCCCTGGTGCAGATGCTATTGAATCTACAATTGCTGCTGGTAAGGTAACTTTTGCTACTAGTCGTATCAAAACACTTGTTAGTGTAACTGACCAAGCTGACCAAGAAGCAGTTGTTGCTGTTATGGACCTTGTTAAGCAAGAGCTTGTTAGTTCTTTGGCTCGTGCTTCTGAAAAAGGTATTATCGCTGGTGATACTGCATTTGCTGATGCAAATGATGTTCGTAAAGCATTTGATGGTTTATTGAAAATCGGTGTTGCTGCGGGTAATACAGTTGATGGTACCGGTGCTATTTCTGCTGCAGGTATTCTTGCTGCTAGAAAGAAACTTGGTGTATATGGTCTTAACCTTGCTGACCTTGTAATCATTGCTCCTGTTAAAGTTGCTTATGATATGCTTGGCCTTGAGCAAGTATTGACTGTTGACAAGTATGGCTCAGCTGCTACACTTTTAACAGGTGAAATCGGTAAACTTTATGGTATGCCAATTGTTGCTTCTGCTGCACTTCCAGAGAACTTGACTAACCTTGGTGTTGTCGATGTTGCTGGAACAAAAACTGCAGTGTTGATTGTTAACAAGAGATTCTTTGGTGTTTCTGATAGAGGAACAATCGGTATTGAAGACGAGAGAAAAGCGGTTTCTAGTTCAACTCTTTATGTTGGTTACAGAGACATCGACTTTAAAAAACTTTCTATTGTTGCTACTCCAGTATCAGCAATCATTAACCTTTAACGAGGATTAGGGGCTTCGGCCCCTATTATTTTTTAGTCCAATTATATTTCTATAATTGAGTTAAGAAATAAGGAATATAGATGCCAAAAATTAAGTATGAGGGCCCAGGCCTTACAACAATTGGTGTAGACTTTCAAGAAGGTGAGTATGAGCTCTCAGATAAAGCTGCAGCTTATGTTTTAGAAACATTCCCATCAGCTTTTAGTGTTGCTGGTAAAACTAAAGAAAAACCTGCAGAACCTGTAGTTGACGTTGAAGAAAAAGTTAGTGGCCCTAAGCCTAAAGCCTCAACTAAATAAGGAAAAATAAATGTTTCAAGAATTAGAGGACGGCTTTATAGACTACATAGAAGTAGAGGCATCGGACGTACAAGTAAGAACAGCATTAAGCACTATTCTTACTTGGGCTGAGAGTCATATCTATAGCATCTACGGAGTTTCTATTATAGAGCGTACAATTACTGAAACATTGAATGGAACAGGCCTTTCAAAACTGTATACTTCTAAGGGAGAAATAGTCTCCGTAACCTCCTTGAAAATAGATGGAGAGGATACTCCCTTAGATACATTAAAAATTAAGAAAAACTTAATAATCTACCCAGATAATACTTTTATTGCTGGCGATTATAATATTGAAGTTACTTATACTATAGGATATTCTTCTGTAGATTTAATTCCTCCTAGTTTGATTAATGCCATGTATGTAATAGGAAGAAAAATGCACACTGATGCTACTAAAAATTTCGACTCTATTGCATTAATTAGTTCAGATACTAAACAATCTGTAAAACCCCTCGACTCAATTCCATTCTTAGCGGACAGTATTTTACAAGCCTACAGAATTTTTAGGCTTTAATATGGGATATTCTGCTGGGATTTACACTCCAGGTGATACTACTTATTTATCAAAAAATGTTAGAATTTCTATTGATAAAGTTACTGAGGCTATGGCCAGAAAGATGTATGTTGAAGCAAATAAAAGAGCTAATGCTTGGAAGTCTGCTTTACAATATGCACTTAATAAAAAAGTATCAGAAAGTATAATTCAAAGTCACGCTAGAAGACCCGATGCCCCTTTCCCTCACTACAATACTGGAAACCTTAGAGATAGTATAAGGGCCTCCGTTTCTTTTAATAAAACCCCTAAAAATTATACAATTGGTGTAACAATGAGTGTAGGATATATAGGAGGCTCGGAAGAGTATCCCTATGGTTCGTATACTAACGCAGGATTTAGACAGAGAAAAGATGGCTCAATAGCTTCTTGGGTAGGTTGGTTAGATAGAGTTACTTTAGGATACGGAAAGAAAACTTCAGGGGCCTTTAAAAATAGGTCTGGTAATGAAGTTACTACTATGTCAAAGGTGATTGATTCTTTAATAACAATGAGAATGAATATAGGTAATGTGGGGAGCTTAATATGAGAATAGAGATAATTAATTCTGTAGTTCAAGATTTAGAAAGAACTAAAAAATTTAAACGTGTTTACGGTAATAATATTCCAATGTGGACAGATGTTAAGGATTTTCCTACAGTTGCTTTAGTTTATGAGTCAGATATGATGGAAAGAGATAACTTGGTTAATAGTAAAGCTATGGTAAATGCCGTTATCCCAGTGTATATTTATAATAAGCAACGAACATCAGACTATGAAGATAATTTATCAGAATTGGTTGAGTTAGTACAAAAAACAATAGAAAGTAATGAATTTTTAAGAACTAATACAGTGGAATCTATTATTACAGACTTTAAAAGAGATGGTGGTATGCTACACCCATATTCAGTAGCTCAATTAAACCTTAAAGTAAAATATATTAAGCGACTAGCATAAATATTTTTTATTTACGATAATAGATTGATAAAACTTATAAAGGACAACAATGGCAATTTATCGCTCAAATAGTGCAGTTTATGCAATTATTAAAGAAGCTACGTTTAACGCAGGTGGTACATTTACCAATGCAGACGTTGTTGAGGTAACTTCAGATACTTCTATGAAACCTGAAGGTGACTCTATTGAAAGAAAGGCAATCAAAAACTCTTTCTTAAGTGCCCCTAAAATGGCAGGAAAAATCTATGGAAGTGGAACTTGTGGTGTTGAATTAGTACCACTAGGTGGTGTAGACAAAGACCTTAATGGTGCTGACTTACTGGAAGTTGCTCTTGGTATTCGTTCTGCTAATGCGTTAGCTGGTGGTGCCTTTATTGGATATTCTGATGCTGGAATTACACTAGCTAAGGAAATATATCCAGCAACTACAGGGGAAACGGGTACAGCTATTCTTTATAAGCTTTCTAAGCCTTGTGGTTCACAACCGTCTTTGGCAGTTAAGCAATTCCTAGGATGTACTGTTGGTGATAGCCAAACTATTACTTATACAGGTATTGTACCTTCAAGTGTTAAATTTGATTTTCCTGTTGCAGACCTTGCTACTATTACCTTTGATGTTGGTGCATCTGGTTATAGTACAGCTGCAGGAGAAGCAATTTTAACAGGTACAGTTATTACTGAGAATCCTTATGTTGGTAAAAATGCTACATTTACTGTTTCTGGGGTTGCTTATGAAGCAAAAGACTTGTCTTTCACTGTTGAAAATACAGTAACTGACCGTGAGGCAATTACTTCTAGTGGTATTTCTTCTAAAGCGGTAACTAAGAAAATGGTTAAAGGCTCATTGTCTGTTACTTTTGAGAACTATGATGAACTTAATAAGTTTAAAAATAACACTGATGCTAAAATCTATCTTGAGATGGTTTCTGGAACCCATAAATTTGCTATTTACTTCCCTAAAGCACGTTATACAGGTGTTTCTATTGAAGATGCAGATGGTATCCTTGAAAATAAGATTGAGTTTGAAGCTTATGAAGATGCGGTCTTAGGTGAGGCTATCTTAGTAGCTCATATGTAATATTGGGGCTTCGGCCCCTTGCCTTTTATGATTAAAATTAAATAGGAGAATATCATGGGTTTAGTTGTTTCTACAAAAAAAGACCAGTTACTGGACTACATTCCCGTTTCCTGCAGAGGAGACGAGGCCCCTTTCACATTAAAAATCAAACGTATTGACTCTAAAAGTTTTGCTAAACTAGAAGATGGGTTAACAAAAATTAACCAAGAAGATGCAACAATTAGTTTTGCTTCTGGCTCATTTAACTGGAACTTAGTTAAAAGAGGAGTAATGGGCTGGGAAAATATTACAGACGATTCAGGGGCTGCTGTTAAGTTTAAAAAAGATTCTAATGGATTTATGGATGATTCTTGTATTGAGATGTTACCCTTAGAAGTTGTTACAGAAGTTGCAACTACTATTGCTTCCATTACTAGAAGTCCAGAGCATACAGACTTGTTTTTAGGAAATGAAAAAAAAGAAGAAGCTTAATATAAGCTCACCATGAACTCAATTCATCGGTTATTACATTATTATACCCCTCAGGCATACTTGTTGTCCTCTTTGCCTGAGGTTACTTTTATTTTTAAAACCCTTACTATGGGGCAGCTATACACCCTCTCTTCTTTATATTCTTCTGGAAAAACTCATCAATACACCTATAGAACATGTGAATTAGCTCTTATTAAAATTGAAACCGCCTCTGGTGGTATTTTAACTTTAGATGATTTATCGGTAGAGATACTTGATGATGTTGCAAAAGAGATATTAAGAGTTTCTACTCTTTCTCCAGAAGTTATTGACAAAATTACTACTAACTTAGATATTTATTTTTCTGACGCTTTATCCTCTGATGGATGGAAGTGTGATATATGTAAATCAAAAAGACTTCAAGGAACTAGAAACTGTGGATTCATTGGAGAACAACAAAAAAGTAAAGACTTTAAAATTGTGGTGGCTGGAAATCTTTTCACTCATTGCCCTATTTATGAGTTGGACAACACTCTACTTAATTCAGCAATAGAGGCTTACAATATTCATAAAGCAGGGTTTCTGCCAGAGGCTGGAGGTTGGTTTGACCAAACCCAAACATTCTGTTCAGTATCTATTTTAGTTAATAATAAGATTGAAGAACGGAATAGGGCTCAGATGGACAAACAAATAAGAGAGTCTAAACAACATCGTTAAATACGATTATAGGGTATTAATATAAGCTTATAAAGGTTCTAAGATGGCTCAAAATAATGGTGGAAATGTTAGTTACGAAATTCAGTTTGTACAAAAGGGACTAAAGAGCCTTGAAGGTTCCTTAGTTAGTACTAATAAAACTATAGAGGCTATGTCTAAATCTGCTAGTTCTATCTTTCCAGCTGACTCAAAAAGTTTAAAAAGTTTTGAATCCCAAATAAATAAATTATCTAAGTCTGCGGTTGGTGCCTTCTCTAAAATTCAAGATGCTATTGCAGAAATTCAGGAAGGAATAGCAAGTGGAGGACTCTCAGATGAAAATGCTTTAAGGGGCCTTAAGAGTTTATCGAGGGAAGTTGGGGTTATTACCAATAAAGCAGGCGGCCTTAAACAAGCTCTTAGTGGTACAACTTATGGGGTTACTGAAAATATTTATAATCTTATAGCAAACTTTGAAAAACTTGGGGTTAGTAGTAATGTTGTAAGCAAGCTATTAGGCAGATTTTCTGGGCTCAATGAAATTTTGCAAAAGACGGGTGATTCAAAGTACCTTTACAACTTCAACAAGGAATTAGAGGTTTCTACTAAGAATGTATTAAAACTTGAAGATACTATTAAAAAACTATCATCCTTAGATATTACCTCTGCTAAAAAAACATCTGCTATTTCTTCTCTTACAGGCTTAAAAGATAAAATTGTTAGTGGAGAGGCAAACCCTCAAGAAACTAATAATGCCTTGCGTACATCTTCAGGTATATATGAGAAACTTAATGACCAACAAAAGAAACTTGTAGGTAAACAAAAAGAATCTGTGACAGCTTTGGACCAGGCTGAAAGACTTCTATTATCTCAAAAAACTGCACTTGAAAATACTATTAAATCTCAAAGAGGTGTTGCATCTGCTGCAGAAATTGCAAGAGGGGAAGCACAACTAAATAAGTTAGAATCTAAATTAAAATTGATTCAGAACACAAAATTAAATATTCCTATTGATGTAGATTCTACTCAAATTAGTGCGTTTGTATCTAAAGTTAATAGAATAACTTCTAGTATGCCTAAAACAAAGGTTGACACAGAAAGTATATCATTTGATATAAAAAGCTCTAAGAAGTTTGAAGATTTTAAGAGTGCCACTAAAAGTTTATCAGCAGAAATTGATGTTCTTAAAAATAATCTTACAGCAGCTTCAAAGGTATCTTTAGACTCCTTGAAAAACCAATTAGTTTCCTTACAGTCTGCTGTAGCGTCCGGAAAAGTACAACCCAATGTAGCTAAAGAAGAGTTGGCGTTACTAAATAAGAAAATAACATTACTTAGAGAAGCATCTAATATTCAAACAAAAGCACAAGCAGGGGAAGGGGTTACTCTATCCTCAAGTGATGTAAGACAAATTAATGTTGAGTTAGAAAAGTTTAGGGCAGAGGTTGTTTCTTCTTCTGGGTCTGTTAATATTTTATCTGATAAACTTAAAGGATTAAGTGATATTGCTGGAGGTAAGATAACTTTTGATAAGTCTTATGATAAAATTATAGCTTCTTATCAGGAACAAATTAGACTTTTAGAAAAATTAAAAATCTCTAAAGTAAAATTTGCATCAGAATCTTCTATGAGTGGTGCAGATAAGATGATAGAGAAGCTCACAGCAGAGCTACAGGCCGCAAGGAGAGCTAAGGAAGGCTTTGATGCATCTTTTGCTACTAATCCCTCTGCTGCCCTATCTAGTGCCACTGCAGAGACGAAAAAATTATCATCTAGTCTTACTGAAGCTAAATTACATAGTAAAGATGTTGTTGATAATTTAAATAGAATTTCAGTTGTTAAATGGGCACAGAACATTGCTGCCCGTGCTTCAATGTATGCATCTTTATATGGTGGAATTTATAGTGTAATTAATTTAATCTCTAATGGCGTTAAATATGTATTAGAATTTGACCAAGCAGTACATACATTATCTGCTGTATTAGATATGAGTGCAGCTTCAGCAGGAAGATTAGAAAAGAAACTATCAGACTTAGGCGTAAAATTTGGTGGAAGTTTAAAAGACATCAATGAGGCCGCTTTAGCCTTAGGCCGTGCAGGATTTGATAAAGCAGAAGTTGCAGATGCAACAGAAAACATTATAAAAATGGCCAGGCTAACTGGTGATTCCTTTGCGGTTTCTGCAAGTGCCTTAATTACATACAGAGAAGTTTTTGGTGACGTAAAAGATGCTACAACAGGACTAACACCCTCTGTAACAGACCTAGCAGACCAATTAGCTTATGTTGCAAATCAATCAAGACTATCAACCCAAGATATTGGAACTTTCTCTAACTATGCTTTAGCTGCTGCAAAGTCCTCAGGGCTTACTGCAAATGCCGTTAGTGCAATGGCCATTTCTTTCTCAAACGCTGGTGTTAATGCATCTACTATTGGTACACAAATCAGAAGATTTTCTAATGTCTTAGCAGAAACATCTACTGAGGTTACTTCATTTTTTAGACAAATGGGTGTTGACCAAGAGATGATGATGGCTCGTATGAAGATGGGTACTACTGAATCAAATGCAGCGATGTCTGAGTTTGTTGCTAAACTAAAAAATATGTCTGATGGTGATTTTGGTAAGATTACTAGAGGTATGGATATTCTAGCCTTACAATCAATTACTTTGTTAAGAAATAATGCCGATGAGTTTTTTAGACACTTACAAAAACTAAATTCTGGTGTACAAGGGGAAGTAGAAAAAGCTACATTTGTAACAGAAAGTTTTGCGATAACTTGGGAGAAACTTGGAAATACTTTAGGGGTAACCTTCAACCAAACTATCGGGCAATTATTACCATTTGCAAAAGAAGTAACAGTATCTGTAATTTCTACACTTACTAATATTAATAGAAACTTTGAAACATTTAAAACTAACTTTGTAAATGCTTTACAAGTAATTGCTGGGGCTACTGGCGTACTTTTATTAGTAGGACAATTAAGTAAAATTGGCCCTCTATTAATTGCGGCTAGAAATGCCTATATTGCTTTTCAATTAGCTGTACAAATTGGAGGAGTTTCTGCTGTATTTAGTACACTAGCAGCAACTATTGCAACTGCTACTGCTGGGTTAACCACATTTACTGGGGTATTTAAAGTTTTAGGCACCATAGTTGGTACTGTTGCAAAGCACCCTATAATATTATTATTAACAGGTATTGCTGCGGCTGCAGTGTATGCTACCTCCAGTTTAAATAAAACAGCTGGGGCTGTCCAAAATTTAGGTAGGGAAGGCAAAGTAGCAGTAGCAGAGGATAATATAAAGGCTATTCAAGAGAAGATTGCTAAATCTGCTGAAAGAGGAGCATCCCCAACTGAAACTGGGGACTTAATGGTAGCTTTACAAAATGCAAGAAGAGAGCTTCTTGATGCTAAAAAAGACTTAACGACTGAGTCTGCTATTAAAGATGCTAAATCAGCATTATTTAGAGCTGAGTCTTATACTTCTGCTTATAATTCAACCATTACATCAGGGCAACCCTCAACTAGTATGGGGGAGGAAACAAAATCATCCCTAATAGAAGCGGCTAATAGTATTAAGTCTATTGCTGATGTTACCCTTAAAGCAATGCAACCAGGAGATTCAAAAGCGGCAGAGTTAACTAAGTTTTCTGCAGAATTAGCTAGTGCTATAAAAGAACTTAGCTCTGCCGATTTTAAAGGTGGGGCAGGGTCAGAGGCGTCTCAAACTATTAAACACTTATCTTCTTTGATTAGTAAAGTTGAAAATTTAACAGGGGTTACTGAAGGTATTAAAATAATAGGGGATACATCTCAGATACAAACTCAACCCCTCCCAGCTTTTAAAAAAGAAGCATACTCTGGGATACCTGATGTAGGAACTACGAACTTAGGCAGTATAGTTTCAGATAAAGATGTTGAAGCAATTAAAAAGATTGTATCAGATATTTCATCTCAATATTCTAATTATGAAAATGTATCTTCTATGACTGCCCAAGCTTCAAATAGATTAAATGAGGTAATTAATAAAGTTAGAGAAAGCCAAGAGTTTGCGGCCAAGTCAATGGAAAATACTGCACCTATCGAGGTTAAGGGGCTAGTAAAAGAATTTTCAGAAGCCCTTAAAAAAACTAGTAATCCTATATCTGCAGACCTATTAAGAGAAGAATATACTAAGAAAGCAGAGTCTCAAAGAGACACAGCCCTTAGTGGTGCTCAAACAGAAGTAGAAAGAACTAGAATAGAAGGTGCTTACGCAGGATATATTTCTTCCCTCGGTAAAATGGTTAGTGGGCATAGGACTATCAATGAGTTAGAAACAGAGAAGGTTAAACTCTTAGGCATGAGTAGAGCTAAAGTTGCTGAAATGACAGACCTACATGGGGAAGAAGCGGCTAGAGCAAAGGCTATAAGAGACTTAGAAGCAGAGGCCCTAAAATTAGCATATCAACAAGAAGCAGTAATGAATAAAAGAGTTACTGCTATGAGTGAGTCAGCGTTACTACAATTAAAATTAACAGAACGTCAAGCTGACCAAATTAAGGCCGAAGAGTATTATACTAGTCTTTTAAAACAAAGAGAAGATATTACTGCTCAAATTGCTAACCATAATAAATCTGGAGTAAAAGATAAAAAAGAACAGGAAGAGTTAGAAAAGAAATCTCAAGCTATTAATGAAAGAATTGCAGAAGCTTATAAGCTCCAAACAACAGCTATGAAAGATGTTCAAGCAACTGAAAATCAAATTGTAGCCACTAAAACTAAAGAGCTTAAATTGGCTCAAGATATTGAAGCTGAATATGCCAATTATACTAATAGAACCTCAGGGTATGAAAAAGATTTAGCTGTATTAAAGGAAATAGAGAGGTTAGTTAACTCTGCTGGCTTTTCAGAAGGTAAAGCTAGGACTATGGTATCTCAAAAGCTAGGTATAGATATTGAGGATAAACAAGATAATATTAAAGATACTAGTTTCTTTTCTCAGGGGGAAAGTAATCCATCCGGAATTGGACAAAAAAGAACTAACCAAAATATAAATAAAACATTCGATACACTAGACGCAGATATTAAGGCTAAGGCTGCAAACGATTTGGCTTTGTTAAATCAACAAAAAGTTGAGTTAGAACAAAATGGTTTAAATATGTCTTTTCAGCAACAGGAAGAGGCAGGGGCAAAAATGGCAGAATTACAAGCTTCTTTAGCCGAGGCTGAGGTTGCTTTAGCTCAATCAACAGAGGATAGAAAGAATGCAATAAAAGCTGCTAGTTATGGGGCAGACACTGCTAATGCCCAAAAAACTTTTGATAGTTTGGCAAATATAGCTAATGCGTACTACTTATTATCAGGGAAGAAAAGTAAAACTGCCTTTAAGGCAATGCAAGCAATGCAGGTTGCTTCTACAATTGCTTCAACATACAGCTCTGCAGTAAAAGCCTATGATTCGATGGCAAGTATTCCATTTGTTGGCCCTGGGTTGGGGGCAGTAGCTGCAGCTGGTGCTATAGCAATGGGTATGGCCAATGTTGCTCAAATTAAGGCACAAACATACCACACAGGAGGTTATGTTTATGACGATAATAGAGCAGGATTAAGAAGTGATGAAGTACCAGCAATACTTCAATCGGGGGAATACGTATTAAGTAGAAATGACTTAAAAGCTATTAATGATACTACTAGTAACACTAGTGGGTCTTCAGCTTCCCCTCAAAAATCAGAGGTAGTTATTGTTAACTCCTTAGACCCTTCAGTTATAGAGCAATATTTGACATCAAGAGCCGGAAGGCAAATCATTAAAAATGCAGTGAAATAAGGAGACCAGAAATGGCTTTTACCGTTGGTATTAATAAAAATATGGGGCAGATGTTTGAAGATTTAGAAACATTGATGCTACAAGAAGGTTGGGAGAAGATAGGGAAAAATACTATTAGCTCCCTAGTTACTAGTAGGGGATATACCTATACTGGTTCTGCTATAGCAAGTCCAGGCAAATATCCAGATACAACTGGGGTTACAATAGAAACTTCTTCTCATTATTTTACGCACTCCCTGTATGCTGCAGCAACAACGCCATCTGTTACATTCTATAATGATTACCCTACAGAGTTCTCAGTTTCTTTTTGGTTTAAATTTGGGGGCTTCAAGTTAGGTAACGGAGTGGTAGCCCTACCCTCGGATAAGCTTATTACTTCTTTTTATAATTCAGCAAATAATCGTATGGGAATAGATATTCAGGTAGATAAATATGGTACTATCGGGGATTATCTGGTGTTCGATTCTACATTATACTTAATGAATGAATATTTTAATAATAAATTAGGTATTGAGTATGAGCATATCATAATAACTTATTCAAACCTTCTAAAAACCCAAAAACTTTATATAAATGGTATACTTATAGAAGAGTTACCTTGGGGTACTACCTATGGGGCCTATACTAAATACGGGACTCTATGGAAAATTGGTGGGAACTATTGCCCAGCTTTAACATTTGATGAACTGATAGTTTGGAATAAAGTTCTATCTGATGCAGAAGTAGTTTCTATATATAATAGCCCAGTCCCTATACCTAAAGATTACCCTGGAGTTTTTGAAAAATATACAAACTATATAAAAGTGGATAAAGGTGGTATTTTTCAAAATACATCATCACAAGGGTCTCCCTTATATATCAGCATTCTTCAAAATGCCTCATATAATATTGTATTAAGCTCTCCTATATTTACCAACCTTAACTCTCAACTGGGGGCAGACGAGTTTATTGCTAAAAGTGTGGGAGCAGAAGTAACTACAAGAGTTTTAGCAGGTGTTTCTGATGTATATAACATATTAAAAAAATATTGGCTTGTTGTTAGTAGGGACAGGATTATAATCTCATATAAATTATATGACCCTACAGCGTTAAGAACTACCCCACTATATCAAGTGGGTTATATTGGTAAATTAAAAACTCTTGGTAATGATGGTATTGGGGTATTTACTGCGGGAACTACCAATACTGCCACATATTTATGGACTACCTCTGGGCTAAATAGTGGGGTTATAAATTCTACTACCTCCTCCTATCGAATGGGGTATAATGGGTATTTAGGAGTAACCATAGGGCACATTAATACTACCTTATCTTCTTTATATTCCATTTCAAACTCTGCCTTCTTAGCAGGTATTAATGTTTCTTATGGGAGTAGTGCTATTGGGTCAGTAGATGGAGTGTTTGTTGTTGCAAATACTCAAGCATCTCCGGAAGATATTATAACAATAAATACAACAGACTATGTAATTATCCCAAATGCCGATACCGGAGCGGGGTCATACTACCTAGCTGTAAAATTAAATTAGTTAAGGGAATTATATGCATAAATTATACTTAAAAGATTCATATATGTTTTATCATGAGTACCCAGAAACTATTATTGACCTATTAGAGAGAGAATTACTCGTTGCTGGGTGGACTATTGATAAAAAAGAGTCAGAAAGTTTATATGATACAGGAGCTGGTCAATTATATCCAATGTGTACTTTAACTGGGGTTTTTGGTTCTCCTTATACGCAGGATAGGAGCTCTTGGATTAACTCCAACAATATATATGGGTATAAAGGAAAAGGTAATCTTTCCACTTTTGGGGGAGATGGAGTTGCTTATAGGTACCATAGTGTAGTATTTGGTAGAATTGGTAAGCAAATAGTAGGTAAAAATTGTAAGATAGCGTGCCGAGCACACATATACCCAGAATATGTTACACCCGCTATTTGTTCAGACGATATTTCTAATTTGCAAACTTTGGGATTTTCGTTTAGTACCCCCGCAGGGCCTAGTGTATACTTAACCAGCCCTCTTTTAACTAATTTTAATTCTTCCCAACATAAATATTTAACCAATCAGAAAACTATCTCTGGGTATACTTATCAGGCTCAAATGGATTATTTTTTATTTATTTTAGAAAATGAAAATAGAATAAACCTAGGGCAGAAATCTACTAAGCTGTATGCCCATACAACAACTACCCAAGGAGAAACCTTATACTGCAGTTTTTATCTTAACTATGCTTCATTAAGGTTGGAATGTTATATAAATATGGGGTATAATTCTGAACTACCGGTGGATAGGCAGCCCGGAAATATAGTAGATTCTTCGGGAGCAGTCTACGAATATTTTTATTTAAAAATACCAGAACCTTGGTTTCCCATAGAGCCTGTAGATATTTGTTTAATCGCTGATACAAACCACTTTTATTTAGGAATATATTCAGCATACTTAAGCAATCAGTCAAAATGGCTTCAATATATTTATGTAGGCCAACTAGATAAGTTCTTTAATTATAATGGAGGGGCTGTAATAACCGGCAGTAACTATAATAGATACACTGTAAGTACTGCAACTACCGCAGCAGGTAATTCCAATTACTATGTGCTCTACGAGGGAACATGGTATGGAAAGACAATTGCTAGTTCTGTGTCTAATAAACAAGGGTATATTGATTTAGTGACCCCATCTAATTATACAGCAGCAGGGTATAATCATTATTCAGGGGAAATTTTCGTTACACAGCAAGTTGCTGGGGTGAACCTGGGGATTTCTGACAATTTTGAATATAAACCTATAGGTACTTTGCATAACTTTTATAAACATTATGGTGTGACCCCAACACTCCCCATGAGCTTGACAATTAATGGAGATGAGTTCTGGTCTTTCCCTCTTGATACAAATAACCGAATAGCTTTCAAAGCTGTTGATAATGTATAAGGATAGCAAATGGCATTAATTTTAAGGGACACTAAAGGTGTTCCGCTTACTTATGGGGAACTTGACGGGAACTTTACATTCCTTTCTGGTCGTATAGATTCTCTGGAAGTAATTGAAAACTCTTTGGGGAATATAACAGGAGCTGTAGCAGTTAACTTAAATTTAGGTACATTCATTATAGGTACTTTAACTGCTCCAATAACTTTATCCTTTACTAATCCCCCAACTGCTGGAATTAGAAAGCCTTTTGTCTTATCTTTTACTGGGGTTTATGCAATCACTTTCCCTGTAGGGACTAAATTTGTAGGAGGAGAAGCCTTAGACATTACAGGCCCTTCTTACGATATTAACTGTATGATTGATAGTGCTGGTGTAGTTACTGTGTATGGGGTTGTTGATACGATTGCTCCATTAGCTTAATAGGAGCTTAGATGGGATATGTTTTAGATGATTATGTGGTATCTGGGTACACGCAGGGCTACTCTGTTACAGTAACGGGAGTTTCTGCTTCTTTTGCTATCCCTAATATTACTGCATATAATGTAGAAGCAACTATTGCAAAACCTTTAGGTGTTTCAGTTAATACTGCAGTTAAAATAAAAACAATTTTAGATTCTGTTGTACCAATTACTGGAGTAAAAGCCACTACAAAAGTGGGGGATTGTTATGTAACTGTAAGACACCCAGGTATGTCTATTGATTTCATTCAATTCACTCCTCCTAAATTATTACCAAACCCTATACATAACAATGCTGGTGAGGCTATTGGTGGACTTTTCAGTTACCTTAACCCAATCCCTGAGCCACTTTACAGTAACTTAACGGGTGCTGAAGGTAACTTAACGCACACTTTACCATACTATAGTGCTCCTTTATCTTATATTTATAATGAGGGGAACCCAGAATTATACGGGTATCAAGTAACAACTTCACCGGGCAATAGGGAGTTATACTATGGTATTATTACTTCTGATAAATATCTGGAAATATTAGTTTATAATAAAAGAAGAGATTCAATTACTTTAGTTTCTAATACTATTCCGGAAGAATTTGGTTGTATTTTATCTGGTATTAGTATTGGGGAAACCATAAATTCAGGGGCCCAAAAAACTATTAGGATAACTGCCAAGTTACTTGGAGGTGAGGCAGAAATATTTGATAGTTTTCCTTTAGTCTTTGATAAGGTTACATTGAATGTAACTGTATCTATTTATAGACAGCCTATTGTTGTATATTCAATTTACCCTAATAGAAATTCATACTCAGAGTCTTATTCTTTTAAAACTAGTATATTTGAATCAACTAATAAGAAAGAAAAAAGACGTGCTATGATGGAAGAGCCTAAGAGAGCTGTTAGATATGAAGTAACCCCAACATCTGCCTCAGATGCAACATTTATTCAAAATACAATTTATTCAGGATACTATGATGTAATGTATCAACCTTTATGGGCATTTGCCACTAAAAATACTCAGGCTCTAGTTTCTAGTACTGCAATTATTTGTGATACATATATGGGAGTATTCAACCCTGGAGACTATGTTGGTATTTATATTAATGAACAAACCACCATTTTAAGTAGAATATATGATGTCACTCCTACTACTATTTATATTGCACAGGAGATTACAGTTCCTATTGGAAGTTGGATAGTCCCCCTTATGGTGGGAACTCCTGAAACATCAAATTCTAATATATCTACGGTAGCTACAGACCAAAAGCTAACCTTATCTTTCTTGGAGTTATAATGAAAAGATTTTTAGTGGGGCACTATGACGCAACTGGGTACTCATCCCCTGGTTCTACTATTGCTTTTAATAGTGTAGAATTAGCCTATAAGATAACTAGTAAACATATTAGAACACATTGGGAAGATAATTTATCTGAAACTATATCAACTTACTATTCTACCCCTACCTCCTCTTTATGTATTTCTGAAGGAGATATTATAATTCCTACATATGGAACATACACATTTAAAGTAGTGGGAACCTCTGGAGTGTGTGATTTATTTATAAATGGAAATTTCGTGGCAGGTACTTATGTTACTTCCGGGGAAGCTCAAATATATTTACCAAGCGGTGTGGCCTCTATAAAATTAAGATTTGTAGGAAGCTCTTCTGGCGGTTATGCTTTAACATGGAAACAACCAGGAGCCAGCACATTTGTAAGTATCCCAAACCAATACAGACCATTCTATGGGTACACACTATTTCCTTTCACAGTATATGACCAAGTAACAGAGGATTTAAAAAAAGATTATACTATTATTGGAAATAGCAACCAAAAGCAACAGGTTGTTAGTAATAGTGAACCTTACAAAACCTTTCAGGTTACCTTAAAGCAAGATAATGTTCAGGAGAGGGTTTATTTAAAAAATTGGTTTACTTCTATTCAGGGTAAAGTAAAACCATTTATGTTTAATTCAAGAAAAGCAGAATTTACTGTTGTTCAACCTCTAAGTGCTGGTAGTACTAGCATTTTAGTAAAAAAATCTTATTCCACTATTGCATATTCTTACGTTAAAAAGGTGTTATATTTCCCATCAATACAATTTGCTACCCAGGTAGTTTCTGTGGGAGAAGTACAAGACCCAGAATTGGGGGCTTGTGATGAATTATTTTTAGCAGACCCTATTGCTGCTGATGCAGGAAGCTGTGGGGATATTAATTTTCTATACTTTTGTAGACTCAATACTGACACTTTAACTTTTGAATTAGAGGATATTAATTTTAGTTCAGTAAGACTTCCCATTTATGAGCTGTATAACGATAATTATACAACATACTTACAGTAAGAGAGATTAAATGGATTTATATAAAATTGAATTTTTAGGTTCTACTTACTCTTACTGTTCAGGGTCAGATAATGTAGTGTTTTCTAGTATGACATACCTAGCCTCACCTATTACAAGAACTGAGATAGGGCTAGAGCTAAATTCTAGTGATGTAAGAATTTCTGTGCCTATAGAAATGAGACCATTTACAGACTTCGTAGTTTCTTCACCTTCCGTAGAATTAACATTAACCTTAATTGACTACTCTTCCGGGTATCAAGTATTTCAAGGCATTATGACCAAAATAGAATTTGATAGAACATCTGGGTTAGCAGAAGTTACCTTTCAACGGAAAGAGTCTTTCTTTGATTCAGAAGTTCCTTATAGAACTTATGGAACTTCATGTTCGTTTGGTTTATACTCTGCAGAGTGTGGAGTTGCCCAAGCTTCCCATAGTATAACTACTAGTAGTTTTACTTTTTCAGTTAATCGTAGGGAGGTTACAATACCGGAGCTTTCTGGTTATCCGGACGGAATTATGTCTGGAGGATATTTAAGAACTAACTATGGAGAGTCTGTATATATATTAAGACAATCCAGTGTGATGTTATACTTAGACCAACCTATCATTAATTTACCCATAAACATTTCTGTTATTAAAGGATGTGATAAATTGTTTACTACTTGTAAAGATAAGTTTAATAATTCCCTAAATTTTGGTGGATTTCCTTTTATTCCTATTAAAAACCCGGTGTCGGAGTCCATATGACCCCCTTTGAATGGATATTAATTTTTACTGTTGCTTTGATGGTAGTAGCATTTTTATTTATGCCTACTGCCCAACAGCAAGATATGAGGCCTTCTGGATTAGAGGATTTTCAGTTTTCTGATAATTCCACCTCCAGGGTTGTGCCAATTATATATGGGACAACATATATAAAAGGAAACTGTATGTACTATGGAAACCTAAGTAGTACTGAAATTAGAGTTAGTAGCTAAAGGATTAATTGTGGGAGGAAAAAGCGGAGGCGGTTCTCAGTTAGTAGGTTACGCATATTACTTAGATATGGCATATGCCTTTAGTGAGGGCATAGACCACTTATATGGATTTTACCTCCAAGAAACTAGAGTTTGGTCTGGGGATATTACAACTAATGGTGCTTCCTTTCAAGCAAAAACAGGACAAACCTCAGAAACTTATGGGTCAACAAATACTACCTCTCCTGTATACGTTTATTTAGGTTCACAAACCTCCCCTAATTCCTACCTTACACAAAAAACAGGACTAGAATTAATATATAAAAATGTAGCTTACTTAGTATTCCCTCAGGTTTTCATTGGGGATAATGTAAGAAATGTACCAACCTATGGGGTGTTAATAGGTAAAACAAGTATACCCTCTTGTGCTAGTTTAACCAACTATACCACTTACAAAAATATTGTTGGTAAATCTTCTGCTATATCTACAAATAGTACCCCAGCCCTCCCTGTTACTACACCAGATGCTGGAACAATAGTTGATGATTTAGCGGCTAATGCTACTGTTGTAACCTTTGCTGTTACTAATGCAAACCCTGCATACATTATCTATGATATACTTACAAACCTCGTTAAAGTTAGTCCATTCTTATTAGATTCAGCTTCTTTTTCTGCTGCTGCTGCAACGCTTTATTCAGAAAAGTTAGGTATGAGTATAGTTATAAATACCTCAAAAAAAGCAATAGATTGGATTAAGGAAATATTAAGATATATTGATGGTGTTGTTTATTTTAATAATAATATTGGGAAGTATTCTTTAAACTTATTAAGAGATGATTATACCGTAGAAAACCTACCAAGCGTATCAGTGGACATTGCTTCTAATATTAAATTTTCTAGGTCTTCAAGAGCAGATTTACCTAATACATTCACTTTCAAGTATACAAATATAACTGGGGATGGTATCCCTAAAATTGATACCGTTTCATTAACAAATCAGGCTAATTTAAATGTTGCTGGGTTTGTTAAAAATGTTGATGTGGATTTAACCTGTGTAAATACTGATGAGGCATTAGCTTATTTAACAACAATGCAATTCAAGAAGCAGTCATACCCTTTAGCTTCTTTAACCTTTAATATTAGCCCCCTTGATTTTCCTGACTTTATGTTAGGGGCAGCTTTTACTTTTTCTGATGATATTTTAACTGCAGGGGCTAGTTTAGTATTTAGGGTTACAAAGGTAACTGGGGATAAGGATAAAGATGATTATTATGGGATAGAATCCATAGAGGATATTTTCAATATAGGTGAGTTAATACAATTACCCTCCTCTATCCCTATTTCTGTTCAGCCTACTTATGAGCTTTCTGCTGCACCCAATAGACTAAAAATATTCCCAGTAACCCCTGAGAATGCTTTAGAAAAATCTGTATTTGTAGCGGCTACATATCCTAGTAATGGAAACTATGTTAGAAACCTAGTAGCGTATGAACTCACTTCTCTATATTTAAGAACTCCAGAGTGGAGCTATGGAACTGTAAAAGTTATTACTAATAATACAGGGGCTGTCCTAGATAGGGATTTAATTATACAAGTAGAAAACTTAGATAAAGACTTATATCAGATAACAGGCACTGCTGCAGATTTACATAGAATGGTGTATACTGCTTATTGGGGAGATGAGGCTATAGCTTTCCAAACAGTAACAAAAGTTTCTGATACTATCTTTGAGTTTAGTGGAATAATCCGTGGAGTACAAGATAAAGTTACAGCACATTCAATTGGTGAAACCTTTTGGGTTGCTCCTGTGAGTGCAAACTCATTACCGGTACTAAAAATAATATCAAATACTCCAAACATTAAAGTGTTTGCTGAAAATCCTTATAGTAGGTCAGCCGAAATTAATACAAATTATACTTATAACTATGGAGTAGAAACCCCATATAAAGTAAACAGCTTACAAGTAGCTCCTCTTGGGGGTTCTGCAGATTTAAAGTGGTCTCCTTGTGTAAGGCTAAGAGGAGCTAACTACAGAAACTGCGATACTATTGTGGCAGGAGAAGATGAGGGACTATTTGAGGGGGTATATAATATCTACAAAAATAGTGTATTAATTGCAACTATAACTCCACCTACCTCTGGAGCATACTGTACATATAATATAACAACTACAGGAACTTATGATGTAGAGGTTCAGGAAGGTCCCTATAAGTCCCCTAAAGTTACTAAAGTTGTAGTAGCAGCTGACTTTATAGTGTAGAACGATTATTAAATAAGAAACTAGGAGAAATTAATGGGACTTTTATCAAACGGACTAGAAACGCTTGAAGTAGGTGCAACTGCTTGGCGTTTAATAATAAATTCAAACTTAGAAAAGCTATATTCCCGTACAGAAGCTGCTAGTACCTTTTTAGCAAAAGCTGGCGGTACTTTAACGGGATTTTTAACTTTACATGCAAACCCAACAGCAAACTTACACGCAGCTACTAAGGGGTATGTGGACACCGTTGCATCCGGAATAGTTACCTCATCAGCAATTGCCACTTTCACTAACAAGACTCTTGATGATATAACAAACATTGTAGGGGCTGACCACGTTCATTATAAAGTAAAAAACCAAACAGGAAGTACAATTGCAAAAGGTGTATTAGTAAAAGCAATTAGCTATGAAACTGGTGAAGAATCTATTAGGGTTGCTCCTTGCTCATCTGCATCTGATGTTGCAATAGGAATTACTGAAGCAGCCATTACTAGTGGGTCTTATGGATTAGCAATAAATACTGGTGTAATTTCTGGGTTAGATACAGGAACCTATGCAGTTAATACCATTTTATATAATAATGGACTAGGGGGCCTAACAGCAACTAAACCAACTTCAGGGATGTATCAGGCATGTGCAGTTGTTATCAGGCAACAGCAGGTCACTGGGGCTCTCCTAGTGGAATTTACAGAACCCGGAAAAGTTAATTGGGATGATAGGTATTATACTGAAACAGAAATAGATGTAATTATGGGAGCTGCTGGTTTACTCCCCGCCCAAACTGGACATACAGGACATTATTTAAGAACTGACGGAACTGCGGCATATTGGGATTCGGTTACTTTTGACCCTGCAGGGTATGTTCTAAAAGCTGGAAGTACAATGACTGGGGCTTTAACTTCTTTTAGAGAAACCAAAGTTTCTATGGCAGCTGCAGATATAGATTTAGCTACTGCCAACTTATTTACAAAAACTATAACAGCTAATACAATTTTAACTTTGTCAAATGTGCCAGCCACTGGCCAGGTTATTAGCATTATCTTAGAGCTAACCAACGCAGGAGCCTTTGCAGTTACTTGGTTTGCTAATGCAAAATTTTCTGGAGGGGTAGCTCCTACATTAACTGCCGTTGGTAGGGATATAATTAGGTGTTACACACATGATGCTGGAGCAACTTGGAATGTACTAGTTCTTGCTAATGATGTTAAATAGAATAAATTAAAGGGATTAAAATGAGTTTAAAAAATATGGTATTTTCTGCTGCTGCCTCTTCCTCTACTCCTGAAATTCAAAAAGTCTCCACAGTTGACAAGCTAGACCCCTTTATGGATAACTCCGGAATTGCTTTATATCAATTTAATGGAAATGCATTAGATACAGGAGGGGTTTATAACGGAACCGCTACTAACGTGACGTACGGTGAGGGGAAGTTTGGTCAAGGGGCTGTGTTTAATGGCAGCAATTCCTTGATAACAACCCCAATAGCACAATCAAATCTTACAGCTGCTTTCTCAGTATCGTTTTTCATGTACCCAAGTGCTACTAGTAACTATAAAGGGGTTTTTGGGTTACATACAAGTGCAGGAAACTATGGGATAGCAGGGGTACAGTGGGTTAACACATCGTGGGATTATTCAATCTATAATGGTTCTACTGCTTACCATATATTAATACCGACTACCAGTATCCCACTTAATTTATACACACATATAGTATGTACATATAAAGCAAATAATTATATGGAGATTTATATTAATGGTGTATTATTTCAAAATGAGCCTATAGTTGGAACTTTAAACCCTATGGGTAATATCGAAATAGGGAGAGCATTTAATGAGGTAGGTAGATATTTCTTAGGTAAACTAGACCAATTCCGAGTATTCAACCGAGCACTTACCCAAGAGGAAGTAGAGCTCCTCTATAATGAAGAGAAAGAAATTGTAAGCACAGAAGATAATGTAGACCCTTTCATGGACAAATCTGGTATTGCCCTTTACAAACTTGATGGAAATGCCTTAGATACCGGGGGGGTTTATAACGGAACCGCTACTAATGTGACGTACGGTGAGGGGAAGTTTGAGCAGTGTGGGGTCTTTAATGGTAATGCTTATATTACCTTACCAAATACTAGTATAACAAATAATCTTACAATTAGCCTTTGGATTAAAAGCAGTACACTAAGTGAAAAATATATATTTGCTATGGTTGGAGCAAACTATAGACCACAGTTTATGGTATATACAGACACTCTTGGGTACCTTAAGGTTGTATTGAGAAATGCTACAGCTACAAATACTATAAATTTAGTAACAACTAATGTTCCTGAACTAAATATGTATCATCATATAGTTTTTATGAGGCAAGGAACTACCTTATCTTTATACTTAGATGGGAGTTTTGTTTCTAGCAACAATACTTTTGAGTTAGGTACATTAACTGCCACACATTCTACTATAGGTAAATATTATGATGGTGTTAACTCTGTTAGTCCATTTATTGGTTCTATTGACCAATTCCGTATATTTAACCGAGCACTTACCCAAGAGGAAGTAACAGCCCTCTTTGAGGAAAAACCTTATAAATTTCCCATAGGCATCATCCCTGAAGAAAACCTTGTAGCTTTTTATCCTTTAGACACAGACGCTAGAGATGCGTTTAGCACCTATGAGGGTACAGTAAGTAATGTTACGTTTGATGGTGCCAAGGCAGTTTTTAATGGGAGTAGTAGCTCTATTTCAAATACAAATTTATTTAACATTATTACTAGAAATACATATTCTATCTCAGTGTGGCACTTTATTCCAAACGGAACAACTGGAACGAGGGCAATAATTCAGGTTCAAGATAATAATAATACACATTATCCCTTATGTGAAATTAGTTATGGGCTAACCGATGGTAAATACTTATTTTCTTTAAGAACTAATTCAGCATCGATATTATATAATCAGACAGTATCTTTTATTTCAGGGCAGTGGACACATGTTGTTTTGATGTGTACCACGGGAGGGGCTAAAGCGTACCTTAATGGTGTAGAAGTAGCTTCTTCGTCTTTTACTCCAGTATTCACTGCTGATTCTACTGGTTCTTTTAACATAGGGCGAACCTCACAAGATTGGATACCCTGGGGGGGTCATTACTACAATGGCTCAATGGGCCGAGTAGCCATCTTCAACAAAGCCCTCTCACAAGAGGAAGTTACTGCACTTTACAACGAAGGACAATCATGAGATTTATAATTATGGAAGAGGAGAATAAACATGTGGTATAAAGAAGGAAAAATATTCAACGACATCAAGAGTATTCGAAAAAGTATGGAGAAAACCTCGTTACCAAGGGCACTTTCTGATGAGTTTTTAGGAACCCTTGGTTTTGATAAAATTCAATATGATGTACAACCTGAACACACCAATGTGCAACGTGTAGTTGAGGGGCCAGTAGAGGAGAGAGAAACAGGGGTGTTTATAACTTGGCTGGTAGAAGATATGTTTCAAGATATTTTACAAGAAGATGGTAGTACCTTGACAAAACTTGAACAAGAGGCCAGTTTTATCTCCTCATTGGAACAGAAATGAGCCTCTTCTATAAACTAGTTACCTCCCCCAATAGTTATAAATTTAGTGGGGGAGATATTATAAAGGATGTAAATGGATATAGACTACATATTTTCAATTCAGATGGGATATTTAAGGCACCCCCTGGTAAAAAAATTGAAGTATTAGTAGTTGCCGCAGGGGGGGTAGGGTCTGTTAGTCCTTGGGGAGGAGGTGGTGGAGGTGGAGGAGGTGTATTACACCACTCTGCATACAAAGCAAAAATAAAAAATACTATTATTGTAGGACAAGGGGGACAAGGAGTAGGTCAGGACTCATTTTTTAATGAGCTACGGGCATTTGGAGGAGGTGCAGGAGGTACATCCACAGATGTTAATACTAGAGCAGGAGGCTCTGGAGGAGGTGCAGGTCATATGAACCCCAGCGGGGCTGCAAGCCCTTCCCTTCAAACATCTAATGGTGGTGGAATAGGCTATGGGAATACTGGAGGAAATAGTGTTTATTCCTCCCCCTACCCTTGTGGTTCTGGGGGTGGTGCTGGCGGTGCTGGTGGATTAATGACTAATGGTGGTGCTGGAAAACTTTTTATTAATTTTGATAATAAATACTACGGGGGAGGTGGAGGTGCTGTAAATAACAGTGGTACAACCACTGCTGGGGGTGTCGGAGGGGGCGGAAATGCACTAAATGCAGCTAATGGCCAAAGTGGACTATCAAACACAGGAGGGGGTGGTGGGGGTTCCAGAGCTGGTTCATTAGCAGGCTCAGGAGGCTCTGGAGTTGTAATTGTAGCGTATAGACTATATAAAAATCCTTCATATTATACTGATTTCTTTAATGATAACTCAGGGTTAGCCTATTATAAGTTTGATGGGAATGCACTAGAAGAAAGTGGAATGAACGGAACTGCTACTAACGTGACGTATAGCACAGGAAAATTTGGTCAGGCTATAAAAGCTAATGGGGTTGCCTCAGTTTCTTTAGGTATATTCCACTTTGATACACCAAAAACTATCTCTTTCTGGGCAAAAGATAATTTTAGATTACAAAACGGACTGAATGGTTATGCCTTCCCTACTTTTATTTTAACTCCTGTTGATTTCCAGATGTACCAGTATAATAGTACTGTAACTGCAAATATAGCAGTTAATATACCCATGGTGGAAGCTTACACCTCATTTAAGCACGTTGTAGTAACAATCGAGTATCCCAACGTAAAAATATACATTGATAATATTCATAAGTACAGTGGAACTATGTCTGTAAATGTAACATCCTCAAATTATGATTTCGGACTATGGGATGTGTCTGCTCATGGGGGAGTGGGAACTGGGGAGATTGACCAGCTTCGTATATTCAATAGAGCACTTACACAAACTGAAGTAACAGCTTTATATAATGAGGTGCCTTAATGTTACAGGAATATCAATTTAAATTTTTACAAAATGTTGTAAAGCTACTTAACAGAGCAGAAGAGCTAAACATAAAGGTTACTTTAGGGGAAGCTTTTAGGCCCTTTGAGCTTCACCTCCTATATCTTCATGGTTATACAGTAGTGGAGAAGGATTATTCTATAGCCTTAGAGCCTTCTAAAAAGAAGGCTTGGACGAAAACTTCAAAGCACCTAAAACGTCTCGCTATTGATTTTAATTTTTTTATTAAAAACGATAATAGGGAGTACGAACTAACATATGATATTGAAGGACTAACCCCTTTAGGAAACTATTGGGAATCTTTAAATGATAAAAATAGTTGGGGAGGGTTTTGGACTAATCCCCCAGATGTACAACACTTTCAAATGTCTTACTAAGGAAAAATAATGGCACTTACCGCAGCAGTTTGCGATTCCTATACACAGGAAATATTATCAGGCGTTCATACAAACACAGATACTTATAAATTAGCCCTATATACTGACCAAGCTATATTAAATGCAGCAACTACTCAGTATACTACATCAGGAGAGATTGTTGGTGCCTCATATACTGCAGGTGGACAAGAATTAGTGGGTTTCTCTGTTATATTAGATTCCGGGACAGCTATTTTAGATTTTACGACTAATCCTCAATGGATTAATGCTAGTTTTACTACTGCAGGTGCTATGATTTATAATAGCTCAAAAGAAAACAAAGCCGTGGCTATCTTAGACTTTGGAATGAATATTACTGCAGTTAATGGTTTGTTTACTGTTGAATTTCCCGTTCCCGATGCACAAGATGGTTTATTGAGAATTTCTTAAAGGTTAATAATGAATACTTATCTACAACATATGTTTACTGAAATTGATAACAAAACCTTTGATTTATCAAAAGTTCTTGCATTTGCTGTAGTGGTAGCAGGATTGTGTTTTTCGGGGTGGGGTGTTATTGTAAATGGTCAACCTTTTAATATGCAAGATTTTGGTATAGGGATGGGTGCATTATTTACAGGTTTAGGTATTACTTTCTTTGCCAAAAAGGAAACAGATGCTTAATTTACTAGGAATTAAAGATTATATTTTTGCTGGGGTAGTATTAGCTTTATCAATCTATATTGGATTTTTAAAATATGAGGTTAGTGATTTATCAAAGGAAAATAAAGACCTTAATACTCAAATTGTATACTTAGAAACTATGACAAAAGCCCAAGTATTGGCTGCTGAACAAAAAGCAGCAAGAGCCTTAAAAGACCTTCAAAGTAATAAAAAGAAAACTGAAGAGCAAATAAAAAAACTAAAGGAGTTCGCCTATGACAACAATCAAACAGATTGTGCTAACGCCATGTCTTTTGCTCGTTCTTTTCTTTAGTGGGTGTACTACTAAACAAGTTTATGTACCACAAGCTTGTTTAGTAGAAAAACCAATTAAAACAGAGCCAGAAAATTGTAAGCTATTTGAAAGTGATTTTGATTTTATGCAGTGTGTTGTTAGAAATTATATTAATCTTCAGGGAGATTTTAGTTCCCTTGAAGTAGCCTTTGAAGGGTGTAAGTAATGTTTGAAACTGTAGAAAGCTACAATGCCGAAAAGGAATATAAAAGAAAAATGGAAGCGGAAAGTATGAACAGAAGACAATCTGATTGGCCAACCCCAAAATGTATTGAGCAGTCTGCAAAAATAAATTCTATTGAAGATAAAATGGAGCAAGTAGCTGAAACTATGACGGCAATATCAAAGTCAATGGAAAATATTGCTAAAGGTATAAGCAACACTGTTGATAGTCATAGGGCTGAGATTAATTCTTTAAATACAAGAGTAAAAGACGTTGAGCATATGGCAAAGGAAGCAAAAGCACAAAGAGCTGTGCTCCTTGTTGTGTTTGCAAGTGTTTCTGTAGTAATTTTTACTATTGTTTTCGATTACTATACTTTTAAGGCCAAAACAATAGAAAATAATACACAGTTTGAGAAACTAGTAAAGGAATACCATGGAACAAAAAATAAATAAACTCATACAAGTAAATGCCGAGTTGAAGGAAGCAATGGAGGCTATGATAAAGAACGAAGACTACCGTATTCTTCTTTATAGTTTATCTAAGACTGCCCCAGTTATGCAGTGGGCAAAGGATATTAATGGTGTTTATACTTTTGCAAATGATGCTTTAGCTAAACACTTGTTTGATAGTGACTGTGGTGAAGACCTTATAGGTAAGAACGATATGGAAATTGTTGGGGCTATCTTAGAGAAATTTCCTAATTGGACATTTGGAACCATATGTGTTGGGACAGACCAACTAACTTTAGAAAAAGAACAAACATTAAAGGTTTTTGAGTGGGGCATCGTTAAAGATAAGTTTCAGTATGTTGTTGCATATAAAGCACCATATTATGATAAGCGTGGAAGATTACAGGGAACTACAGGAGTTGCTATTTACGTTACCGATGAAGTAGAAGCCTTAATTGATATAATTAATACAACAAAAGATAAAAGTACAAAAGTAAAACTTAGAACATATTTACATAGATATGGATTTGAACAAGAAGTGTTTAGTGACCAAAATATAGCAAATGTATGGGGGGAATAGTATGGGATATGATAGTTGGGAAAATGTAGGGTACAAAGTTATTGATAAAATCAATTCATTTGAGGAAACCTTATTAGAAATAAGAAAAGATTTATCTGATTTGAAGACCTCTCAAGCTAGTTTACAAATGAAAGTATGGGCCATTAGTTTGTGCGGTGTTGCTATAGCTACGGTTGTAGGTAAGTTCCTTGGCATCTGAGACATCTAATAGTATAATTTTTGCTATTATAGTAGTAATGTTAATAATATTTCTTGAAGGGGCTAAATAAATATGGAAGACTTTAATCTAAGTGAACACTTTACTTTTTATGAAATAACAGATAGTAACAGACATCCTGAATTGGTTCCACAAAATAGGGTGGATGCTATGGGGTATCTTGCACAACTTAAACTACTTTCAAGTGCCTTGGAAGAAATTAGAGCTGTCTTACAAGTTAGTATAAAAATTTCAAGTGGGTTTAGAAATCAAAAATTAAATAAAGCGGCCTCTGGCTCTGCTACAAGTGGACATACAAAAGGATTATGTGCTGATGCATTACCTAAAATGAGCATTAAAGAGGCTTTCAATACGATTATAAGTAATAAGAAGGCGTGCCCTTTACTTCGTAAGGTTATCTACGAAAATATTAAAGGTACTGAGTGGCTACATATTGAAGTAAAAACAAATAGTGGACAGCCTACCCAGTTTTTTACTACTACCACAGGAAAAACATATACGGAGATAGCATGATGGTTACAATGAGTGGAAGTTTTGTGGTCGTAGGCCTTGGAACACCAGAAGTGAAATACATGTGGAATGGTGTAGAGTTAAATGGTGTCATTAAAATGTTTGTATATAAGGGTACAAGTGTAACATTGTCTGTAGCTGATAAATCAGTACTACCATTAGTAGAACTTAAAACCTATGGAATTAAAGTAAAGGAAATCTAATGAGTGATTTTATAATTATAGTACCAGATGATTGGGCACCGTTCCCTCTAGACGAGACTTGTACTGCAACTGGTAGAAGCGTAATAGACTTCAAACAAGCAGAAAATCAAGGTAACTTTACAGATATATCAGAGATGATGACAAACGCTGGATTGATTCCAGAAGGTAAGAGTATGGTTAGTGGAGTAATGGTAATTAACGAGGATAGAGAACTGTATATGCAGTTCTTATAAGGTAAGAAATGGCAACTATTTCAACTAATACATACCTTGATACGCTAGTTAGAACTGCTGGCGAAGCTCATACTCTGACAACAGGAGCGAGACTTACAGTTAGAACGGATACTAGAACTCCTGCACTACCCCTTGGCTCACTGGGTTCTTTAACCGTGACTGAGGGTGAGTTTCTCATTGATGCAACCCAAGTAAGATGGTTACAGATAAGTGGCGGTAGTGGTACATGTGCGATAGGTACAAGTGTGACTCAAGGCGGTGTCAGTGGATACTTCCTTGGGTACTATGCAAGCTATACCTCTGCACCTAGTACAACTGTCGGTGCTACTGGATGGATAAAACTGAGAGAAGTGACTGGTGGAAACTATGCCACAGGCGCACTTGGAGGTATTACTGCTAGTGCCGTTGGAGCAGATGTGACTGGATGGTTAGAAGTAGTGCATGATGATGCGGCTACGCTTACTGTTCCAAGGCTTGGAAAATACACCACAC